TGTATGACTAGCACTTGTATCTGAAATAACAATATTATCATCATTTGCTATCTCTGATGATGTCATTGCCACCATTTCTGAAATCTTTTTATCTGCCATTTCTTATAATCCTTTATTTCTTCTCTTATGTTTGTTCATTGAACTTGTTTTTAATTTTGTTTTTTTTGGATTGCCAATAGATGTTCGTTTTGGAATCCTCTCATGTTTACTATAATTAAAATATTTTCTCTTAGCCATTTGGTGAAATAGGCTCTGCGGTATCTAATTCATAACTACGACCTTCTTCAATTAAGATATTGTCATTAGTTTCTTGTATAGTTAATGCAAATGAACCACCACTGCCATCATCACCAAGTAAGTTCCACCCACCAACATCAGTTCGTCTGCCTCTATATCTTGCAGGTGAACGTACATTCTTACGTTGGGTTAATCTTCCGCCTAACATTTATCTAGTACAATTTGTTATGTAACAAGTTCCAGTTTGCGTTGCAAATTTTAACACCGCTATTTTATTAGACTCTGGGATATAAAAATATTCTATCGTATAAGCAGGTAGTAAGGCACTACCAGTGCTTGCAGTAGGATTCTCACCTATTTCAATATGAATATCACATGAAGATATTACTCTGTAATAGTTCATGTTGTTGTCTAATGCACTTGATTGAGCAGATGTTGAACCTACTGTAACTGTCTGTGTACTGCCTAGTTTAAAAGCAGTTGGATAACCACCTATTGCCATAATAATTTACCTCGTTAATGATGTTATAAAAGCTAAACCACCACCACTTACGGTCCGCACTGCCACTTTCTCGCCAGAACTAATGCCTACCACATACTCTGTTTTAGCAGGTATATAAGCATCACTATCGGTAGCGGTTGGGTTCACACCTATTTTATAATGTGAGTCAACAGTCGTAATAATACGAACTGCCATAATGCCCTCTGCAATAGCAGTTGATTGTGCTGATGTAGTTGATGTTGTAACTTTTGATGTTGCTGAATCTCTATACATAAAAATATTCCTTAAAAAGCAGGGTGGCTATAAAGCCACCCCACTATATTGCTATTAAGCATCAGTTAAGTCGAAAACTCCGCCATTACCAACTGGGTTTTTACACATTAAAGTGTACTCAGCAGTTAATAGATATGAGTCTGCGTCTGAAACTTTTGCAAGTTTAGAAACATCATAATCTCTAAGAGATGCCATAGACCATAAAGATGGGTCTAATACTAGCAAATCTCTAGTTCTCATGTGTCTGCTCGGTGTGATAGATAAAGAACCAAAATCACTCTCATACACTGAAATAGATGTATGTAATGTTTTGTCTTTGCTATCAGCTTGGATAGTTGCACCACCAGTAAATGCTGATGAGATTTTTTGTTTGTTGAATGAACCACAATAAATTTTTGTAGCATCACCACCATTATCCCATACAGATTTAACAACTGATTTAAGCATATCCTCTGTCAAAGCACGTCTATTAGCAGTTGACGAGTCAGTTCTAGTATCAGAACCATCGCCAGTTGCGTCTGCTCCACCAGTGCCTTTGCTTGAATTTGAAGAAATCCATGCATTGACTCCTGCTAGTGACCTTGCAACAGTTGTACTACCGCCTGCTTTTGCACCATTTTGAAACAGAGATGTTTCTTGGTCAGTTTTTAATGCCTTACCAGATTTTGCTAAAACATAAGCACCATAAGTACTCATGCCTGCATGGTCTGTGGCATTTTGAGATGCACTCACACTGAAAGCCTTTGCAGAAATTTGACAAATATTATCTAATCTTGTCATGTCATTCTGGGCAGTACTAGTGTATGTGTCACCCTCTAACTGTTTGTTTGTCGCTACTGGTGAATCCAGAGCATCTTTTAACCACTCAACTTTAGTTGAGTTAGCTTTTGATTTAGCCAATGAACTCAAAAATGGGGTATCAAAAGGCGAAATATTAGAAATAGTTTCAGATAAATCGTCTTTTAAACCTGCATTTTGAGTAAACGTATTGACTGCGTTTGCTACCATAGTCATAGGTATTGTTCCTCTCTTTTATTTAGATTTAAAAAAAAGAATTACTACTCAAACAGACCTTTTAGTATGTCAGTTGCATCTTCAAGTGAACCAGATTTTTTAAACTTAGCCATTTTATCTTGTCTTGCTCTGGCATTTTTGGTTTCCTTACTCGCAACAACACCACCTTTTAATACTGGTGTTGCACCTGCAACTTTTTGTTTAAGTCTAGGTTTACGTTTTTGTAAGGCCCTATATTTCATGCCATCTGCAATTAACTTGACATATCTGTGGTCATTAACTTGATTAATCTCATCTTGCGAGAAATCTAATTCTTGCAAATAATTAACTAAATCTTTGTTAAAACCATCACGAGTTTCTGGGTTCTTTAACTCTGGGATAGATAAAAACATCTTCTTTTGTTCATCATTGATGAATTTTTTATGCTCATCAGCTTTTTGTTGCTCGATATAAGCATTTTGTTGATGTATTTGTCTTGCCCTAGTTTCCAGTTCGTGTCGCTTTCGCATACCCTCAACTGGGTCAGATTGCATTAACTCGTCTAAACCTTTTGCATCAATTTGCAGTTGTTGTTTTGCAAAATCTTGCATTTGGTCCAGTTGTGCCAACTTTTCAGATAAAACAGACTGTTGCTTAGATTGTTCCTCTTTAAATTGATTCCTCTCAATCGCAAGTGTTTCAGTCTTAATTCTATAATCGTTATCTCTGCTATAACCTGCCTTTAATTCATCAAGACTGACATCATATTCTTGACCTTGAACCTTGACTGTATAAGTTGGTTCTGGTTCTTGTTCAGATGTTTCTTGGATAGGTTCTTGTTCCTGCTCAACATCAGATAACTGTTCACTTTCTGCAAGACTTTCATCAATTACTGCTAAATCCGAGTCATTCGGTTGTTCAGTGTTTGATTGTTCTTGTTCTGCGTCAGTGACTTGTTCAGCAGTTGTTTCGGTTGCACTCTTAGTATTAGCACCTATTAGGTCTAGTTCGTCATTTGCGACACCAGACTGCTTTAATAGACCGACTATACTTTCAGTTGCACCATCTAATGAGCCATCATGTTCCATGATAGTTCCTTTCTACACTAACAAACATAATTGTTTGCTAGATTCATCAGTTCCCTATTGGGTTGACCTAGAATACTTTTGGTTGTTTTTTACTTTGTTCTGCTAGTTCGCCAGTTTGCATTATTTCAAGCAAATGGGCCTTTACAGTTGTCAAAGTGTTAAAACATAAATAGATACTGTTTCTTTCTTTTTCATCATCTAGTTTTGTTTTAAATATTTCTTCTTTGTAAAGAGTTTCTAATTTTTCAAAAGCCTCTTTAAGCAAAGGATTATCTAATAGTAGTTTGGCCTGATTGCCTCTACTAATCTCTTTTTCACTCATAAATTATTTTTTATTTGGTAAAACTGGTACTCCTGAACCCATGTTTTCAAAACCTACATTTGGTATATTTGGACTCTGTGGTTCAACCGGTGGTTTTATTCCACCACTCGGCATAGGCACGTTCATTGGGTCGTTGGGTGGTATATTATTAATTGGTGGTAAATTGCTTTTTGCAAAATTACCCATTTGTTTCATTGCCTCAACTGATAATTTAGTTTGCCTTTTAATTTCCTCTTGGTCTATATCCTTACCATGATTTAGTTCTAATTCTTTTATCTTACTTTCAAAGTCTAATAGTTGTTTTTCTGCTTTTAACTCAATCTCTTTTTGTTTCAATTCAAGTTCAGCAAGTTTACGTCTATTCTCACCCTCGATTTGAGCCATAGATACTTTTTCAAACTCTGATGGTTCAGCAGGTTCTTCCGGTGGTGGTGGATTTAACTCTGGGTCTAAGAAAAATAAATCAACATTCTTTAATCCGGCACTTTCAACCATCATTTCTAATGTATTATAAATCTTCTTTAGGTTTACCAGTGGTGCAGATGGATTGCCCTGCGTTGTTAATGCTTGCACTTGTCTTTCCAAGATGTTGTTTAAGAAAATCATTTGTTGGTCCTGATTACCAGTACCTAATGCTGATGTAATCGTTATATCGCATCTATCTTTCCACTCGTAAGGTTTATAAGATACAAATTTATTTCTAATACGAACTATATCGTCTTTATCTTGATACTTGACAACACACTCTAATATCTTTCTTCCCAAATCATTAACACCAGTATGAGCAAATGTTCTTGCAATAAATTCAACTCTGCTTTGAGCCTGAGTCATAACTTGGTTTAACCCAGTTGATGTTTGACTATTTAAAGCATCAGCATTTAACCCTTGCCCTAATTTAGTAACACCGGTTCTAGCCTCTTTTAACTCATCATAGTATTTCAATAATGGGTATGCAGTATCGCCTATTGATTGAACTGGCATAGTCTGTATAGACTCCATTGGATTACCTTTAGTTCTCACAATCATATTGGGTCTGTTAGTTAAAATATCGGAAACATTAACCCTGCTATCATCTATTGCTAATCTATTATTTTGAATACCATAAATATTGTCATTTAAGGCCCTCATTACATAAGTTTTAACTGATTGTACGTCTTGTACCAATTCTGCGATTGAACGACCATACAATCTGTGTGGCATGATAATAGGTGTTGCAGTTACAAATGGAAAGCTATCATAAGCCTCATCAGATAATAATGTTGAACCATTGTTACCTGCTACTACAAACTTTCTTAGTTCAGATTTACCATTGCCAGAATAATCACATTTCACATAACATTCAAAGACCTCAACCTCTTGGGTTGATTCATCTGTAATATCTTTTTGTATGGAATTGTGAATATCGGAATGTCTTGCTTGAAATTCAGTGTTCATATCCTCAACTCGTTCACTTGGTAACGTGCTGACTATATCTTTATCAAAACCTAATTCAATTAACTCACCTCTGGTTGTCATTTTCTTTTGAGCAATGAAATTTGCGTCATCTATTGATTTTGCATTACTCTCAATTAACATTTCCTCTGGTGGAATACCCTCAATACAAGTTTTACCTTTTTTATTAACTCTATGAATAACCACGTCATGCAACATTGGAATAACCTCTGGTTCTTCATATTGCATTGGACCTAGTTCAGCAGTAGGTTCTGTTGGTAAAAGTTGTTCTTGCATACCCATTGGGTCTGCTTGTTCATAATCAGATGTTGGTTTATCATCTTCATACTGTGAATGTTCTATAACCTCAACATCATCATCATCAATAAGCATCATATACTCATCATCAGATAGTCGTTGATAAGACTCTCTAGTTACTCTATCCGCATACTCATGGTAAATTTTTAAAAATCCATTCTTTTCAAGTAAAGCATCTTTCAAAAAGTTATGTAATAAAACCCACCCATTGTTTTTCTTAAAAAATATATGGTTAATGTAGTCAGTAGATTGCTCTGCTATCTCAACATCTTCAACACCTACTGGCTCACAATGAAATAATTTATTTGATTGTGTAAATATACGCATTAAGTTAGCCATTAATGGCTCAACCGCATCTGACACATCACTTGAAATAACTTTAGACCTACCGTCAACCTCATTACCCATTGGGTTTCCTAAATAGTAATCTAGTGCTGTTTCTCTCGTTTTAGATAGATTCCCACTATAAAAGCCTTGAGCATTGGCAATGTGTTTGCCAACTAAGGACTTTACTGCATCAGCAGTCATCATTTTTTTATTTTTAGCCATTAATTATACTAATCCTATTGTTTCTAATTTTAGTGGTTCGTTCCAATCGCCTCTGTTTGCAGTTCCCATTAATGCCATGCCATAACGTAAACTATCTGCACAATGGCTATGCTCATTATGAGCCGGCCTATCTCTGTAAACTCGGTGTCTGGAATCATAAACTTTGGTGTAAGATTTAATATGGTTTATTCCCTCTGCACATCTACCCTCATCAAACCAAAAGTTATCGAAATTATGTCTTACAGTCGCAATTCCATCTGCAACTGGTATTTTGGGTGCTATTTCTAAGTTTCTAACCCCCAATTCTTGTAAAATTTGAAATCTTGATACTCCAAGACTTAAATCTCTAACTCGTACATCATGCGGTACGATAATTCTTGAATAATTATATGATTTTTTCTCTAATAGGTCCGCCAAATACTGCAAACCCTCGCCTTGATACTCAACATACTCAATAAATCTATATTCATGCTTATGCCTTTGCACAAACCATAAAGCAGTTGCATCATTAATACCTAAATCAATGTAAACTTCGGTTTCTAGGTCCACATCTTCCTCAACTCTAGTTATCCGGCCCTCATCATAAGCCTTTTGCACATACCCACCATAATATGAGCCAGTAATATTAGCCTCAAAACTACATTCAAACTCTTGGTCATACGCATCTTGACCCATTTGTTGCTTTGCACTCTCAAGTTCTTCTTTAGGTACTACCTTAGTTAAAGAAACTGGCATCAACATATTGGCCCAGTCATCACCGGATTGCTCTGACTCGGCATACTTAAATATTTTATATAAATAATTCTGTAATTTTGGTGTACCTACAAAAACACATCTGGTCTTTTCACCGTTCATATCATTGCGGTCCACTAATGCAGGTCGAATAATTTGATTAAATAGTTCTTCTTCCATCATTTGAACCTCATCTAAGACACAATAATCAATGTATCTACCACGTATCTTGTCTTGGTCGAGGCTACCAACTATCTGCATACGACTACCATTTGGAAAATCACACCTAAGTTCAGTTTGGTTAAATTTAATATTAGGTATCTCTTTGGTTAGTTGTTGCCAATAATCAAAGTGAATTGCCTTACCCATACCTATGGTTGGTGTAATTATATACCCTCGCCAATTAGGTTTCTTGGTCTTTAAGGCCTCACGAATGAGATGCATACTCAATGCTAGACTTTTACCAAATCTTCTATGGCAACAAGCAACTACAAACCTATGGTTCTCTATAAGTTCGTGTAATTCCGCTTGATATTTTCTTGGTTTATAGTCTAAAACTATATTAGGCATTTAAAATTTATTTAAGCCAATCCTTTAATGCCTGCTTTTCTTTTTTAGAAAAATTTGCACCAGTTTCATTCTGAATTTTCAAATTGAAAATTCTCTGTAATTCAGCTTGCCTTTTTTTCTCTAAAGCAGATTGAACTAACTTAGTGCCACTCGTAAACCAATCTTTCATCTTTTCACTCATAAGACTATACCCCCAATTATTGCAATAATTATAAATACACCTATTATTTTGTATTTTTTATCTACATTTGAGAACCACCATGTAAAGTCATCATATTTCTCTTGTAGCCAGAACTTAAAATCTTCCATCATATTATTTCCTTTAATGAATTGTACTGTTGTAATGTAATGACCTATAAGTTTTAATTCTTTCTAAATCTAGGTCATGTAAACTTAGTGTTTTATTTTTGAGAACATCATAAAGATTGTCCGCAAAATTCTCTTTGTCGTTCTCTGATGTAAAACCCCCCACCGTCATAATTACAGTGTCGGAATCATCATCAATGAAAACATTAAATATATAATCTCTCATAAGAAACTCTCAATCTGTGTGTTTAAAGTACCCAACCGCACTTGCAGGCCGGACCAAAAAATCGGGGGTGTCAAAGCTAGGAAAACCCCCACTTTTTAGATGTTTTCCCTCTGTTCTTTTTAACTTAAATGGATTAACCCTAATAAAATCAAGGACTTAGACTATTTATTCACTTGATTTGAGGTAAAAAAGAAAAAAAATAAAGAATCTTTCGTGAGTCGTGGTCAACTTTCTGCGGTTGTGCAATGGGTAGAATGGTACTTAAAGTATTGATTCGTTTAATATCTCTTATGATTTCCAACTAATCACTAAGGGTTCATTATCTGCATTATTTAGGCTTATTTGTTGCGTTGTGCCATATTGTTTAGGCATTAATTTACTAAGTTCATATTGCACTTGACCTTGTTTTAGTTTCATTGCGTTAACTCTTGCCATGCTGACTCCCTTTACATCTTTAGCATCAATACATAATTGATTTAATTCTTCTTTGATTGTACTTAATTCATAGTCTAAAGCCGATATTTTGGCCTGATGATACCGATTCAATAGTTCAGCATCTTTTCCAATCCAGTTGGACCACGTTTGAAAGCTAATTGGCTCTTTTTCTTCTTTTAATGCGGTTTTTAT